TCTTAATTTATCTGTCATTTTCTTTCCCTTATTCCACGGTATTCGTCCAGTATTAGCTTTTATCACATTTAATCTCCTACTTTCTGGCATAGGTTTTCCAAACATAGGATTCTTTTCACCAGAATAATGAGGTGGTTTTGCCCAAGGTTTTTTCATTCCTGTATGAGCTAAACTTAAATTGTGTTTATGCTTATCAGTCTGTTTGTATCCTTTCTGAAACATATAAATCAACAAAATGTAGTTAGTTATTTTAATCAGACAATCCTCACTTGCCTGCTATTCCGTCAGTCGAAATATTTAATTCAAACCAACCTTTAGTAGCTGAAATATACTTCGTGCATTTCACCACATCATAGGTAGTGCCATTCTGGGCCACGGTGATACCAAGGTCATCCGTACCCAAATCAAAGAACGCACCGACTGAAGTGGCAGCCAATGTTCCAGCCGAAACAGCACATTCCCATTCAACACCTTTTTCAATAGGAACTTCAACTGGCACCATCCTTGCAGTAGCATAATCAGCATCAGTGGTCGCGATGTCCTTTAACAAAACACCAGCAACAGCTGAAGGAGCTGTGGTATTGGTAGTGGGAATAAGATACCCGCCACTATAACACATCAAAGCTCCCTTAACCGCAGTAGAACAAGTGGAAGCCGCCACTGGACACCACTTAATAGCGGTCTTTCCTTTTTTCCTTACAAATGCCATAAAATTAAACCTTTACTTACTTAACATCTAATAACTAACTACATGTAATTAGTTATTTTAGTTAGAAAAAACTATTTTCCCGCAATTCCGTCACTTCCAATGTTAAGCGTAAACCAACCTTTTGTTGCTGAAATATACTTGGTACACTTCACTGGGTCATAATCACTAGCCGTAGTGGCCACATGATCACCATCAGTTATATCGTAAAATGTACCAGGTGAAGTTGTAAGCAATCCAGAAGTAACATCAGCCTCCCATTCAACTTCCTTATCAATGGGAACTTCAACGGCCACCAAACGAGCCACAGCGTAATCAGCATCGGTCGCAGCAATAGCTTTAACCAATACACCAGCAATGGCCGAAGGCGCTGTCGTGGAAGTAGCTTCAATAAGGTAACCAGAAGAAAACGCGACTAAATGATTGACTCCGATGGCAGTAGAAGTAGTCATCGGTAACCATTTCATCATGGTTTTCCCCCTTTTCCTAATAAAGGCCATAAAATTTTAAATTACTTTAGCGCGGTCCCGGACTGGAGAACCGTCTGCCCCTTGATAACAGGTATGGACAGAACACCCGTGTTTGTATTTTTGGGTTTTTACGTCTTTGCTGACGGAGCAAAAATACTTTGAGTTACAACGGCTAAAAGCCGCGAGATTTTTTCACCAAGACAGTGGTGGGCTGAACGAAGAGCACGGCCCTGGGTCACACCCTTCGCCCGGCCCGCCAAACGACAGGCGCGCTGGGCAAAATTATTACTATCCTTTAACATCTTTGGCCGATTCAGTGGCCGCCTTGCTCTCTTTCTCCTCTTCTTCAACTATCCTATATTCCTTATCAAGATAAGCAGCTTCATTAGTAAAATTAAAGGTAGCATTGATAAATCCCTGAAGGTTTACCCTCCTTTTATCTTCCAGTCGCGCTTTTTTGTCAGTATAATATTGTTCATTATAAGCCATAATTATTTTTTTAAGATTTCATCAACCTGCATAAGCGTTGCTAAATCTTCATAATCTTTACCGAACAATTTGGCCTTAGCTTGGGCAAAATTACTATCAATCGTCATCTTCAAACGATGAGCGAAACTCACAGCATCAAATATCGTCATATTGTAATCGGCCAATATACTCAAAACTTGTGGTATTGCCACCCCAAACAGAGCATCTTGCATCTTAGTGAAGTCAGACTTTTCAGATGACATCACAATTTCCAACACCTTTTTAGGAATAATTTCAGTCTTACCATTATCCAATTTAACATCGTAACACTCATCACCAAAGTATGACTTTTTATCACTTATCATAACCTCTTCCACCCGATTCGGGCCATAATATTCTCCTTTTATTGATTCTATTATTGATTCCATTATTTTTTCTTACTTTTTTAAGTGGCATAACCTTTGAAATATTTAATCCAATAATCTCTATTATAATTTGTTTTTATCAGTTAACAAATGCGATCGCCACCTCATACTGCTTCTTATTGTCGTTCCTCTCCAGTTTTACTATTAACGAACCATCAGCTTCTGTCCTATCACCGATTTTTGAACATTGAACGGTCTTATAAAGCCGAACAAAGTCACGATAAGACAATTCCTTGGTTGACCCATCTTCCAACACCAACTGAATAATCTGATTCTCAATAACACGTGGGCCATCAATATAGACATCATCTTTTACCATACGCCAACCAAGTATAATCTTCTCAACTTCCTCATCATTCACTCGGTCATCAATAGCCCGCAGTTTTATCTGGTCGGGTACTGTCGTCTTATTGCGCTGATAAAACTCTGACATCCGCCCACGGTCTGCCACCGACTTCAGCATAGCATTGTCGGCCTTAAGTTCGTCTATTGTCTTTCTAATATCCTCTAAAAAGGACTTTTCAATCAATACTTTATCGCCACTTGGTTGTGTTTCTGGTGCTGTTTTGGCATTATCTCTTGCCTCTTTGGCTCGTTCTCTGCCCTCCTTTAATTTTTGAAGATGTTCTTCTGTCATCATATTTTTATTAAGTTAATTTATCGCGAAATAATTTATCCAGTATTCTCTGTTAAAATTTGTTTTTGGATGACATTTTTTACAAATCGTAATAAGATTATTAGGATTACAATTTAGTTTATCGTAGTCAATGTGGTGAACATCGTGAGCAATATCACCCTGTGGTTTTCCACATAGTTGACAAGCGTAATGGTCTCTTTCTCTAATTGTCCGTCTCAAACTTTCAGTCCAGTCAAGAGAATATGGTAAATAAGATAATCCACCCTTCCAGGTTGCACTTTTTTCACCAACCATTCCTTTGTTCCAAGGTATTTTTCCTTTTTGAAAAATACTATTTTTTGCTATATTTCTTTTCCATTCCTCTGAAAATGGTGGTCTCTTTTTTCCGATTTTAGATTGACTTAAACTTTTTCTCCAATAATCTGGGGTATTATGTCTTTTTTTACCTATTCCAGCCTTACTTAAATTCTTTTTCCACTCTTCTTTTTTTATTGGGTCTTTTGGTGGGGGCATATCCTAATATGTTATTAAATTAACCTTTTCCCAACCATTCACGATTACTTGAAAAGTCCCCAGGGTAGCGTGGCATTTTGTTTTGATATTTTGCAATATCCGCGTCTGTAATACCAAGATTCCGTCCCAATTCTTTTTGTGTGTCCGTCCACTTGGACTGACCACCAACATTATCACTTTGAAATGTACCACCAGCAGCCGAGTAAACATTAGCACCGACTATCGTTGTCCTGCCACCCCCAGCCAGAGTGAGGGAATTATCAATCCGCTGTTGCATCTCTTTCGCATCCTTAGGAGCACCATTGAACGTCTTATAGAAAGTCTTAACCTTCTCGGCTAACTCACGGTCGCCACCAGTCGCCACCAATATTGCCTCACTAACCTCTTTTTCAGACATTACCTGATTAATCTTGTCAATTTGGCTGATAATGCCACCTTTCATCTCATCAATCTGCTTCTCCAGGGCCGCAATCTTTGACCCATCCGCCTCTGTCTTACCCCTTAAACGACCAAAGTTCATATCCTTATTGTGCAACTTTTCCAATTCAGCTTCCTTTTCCGCCAATAAGCGACCAACTTCATTCGCTTGTTCCTCTGCCGCTACATGGGCCTCTTCAATCAGCCGCTGCGATTCTGCTTCATTTTCAGCTAATAGTGCCTGCACCTCCTCTGGTGACATCACACCGTCAACTTCCTCACCATCTGCATTATAGTAACTCATAATATGGACAAATTTTACTGTGGAGATTTACGGTTCCCCACGATACCGCTGTCCGACTTTTATGGGTTGTATCCCATTTATTTTTTCTTCCTCTCACTCATCCTCTCGTTCATTTTCCGTATTGCCTGTTCATTAAATTCTTTGTATTTCTTTTGACTATACACTTTCTGCTCTGGTGTTAATTGTACTGGAGTCGTCAGATTCTTCCAATACTGCTTAGCGGCTCCACCTACAGCATCCCTTACCACACCTGGGATGAACCCAGCAGTATAGGCAATATCCTTACCCTTACTAATGAACTCTTTTAGATTTTGATTTAAATTTTTAGCCACATTTTTTTACTCTTCTTCTTTATTATTTAAAATGCCCTGTTGACGATTAAACCATTCCATAATAGAACAAAAACCATCAACAACACCCCGAGCAAACTGGTATTCCTCTATCGTTCCTTTCTTTGTTAACTTATCAAGTTCAAGCCAAATCATACGCTGTAATTCTTCTTTAAATTGTCCCTTATAAAAACTCACGGCTTGAACAGCGCGCTCTTTGGCGGCCGCCGGGCCGATTACCTTCGGCACACCCAATCCAAATACTTCATCAATCGTCATATAATTTCACTATCAATATTTAAAACATGCCACACGCCTAAACACTCATCGCAAATCCCACTCGTAGAATCAGTCTGATTGTTACATTGTTTACATTTCATACTTATAACCCAGCCATCCCTGGCACTGATGGCTGTTTAATGTTCCCTTTTACTGCTGGACTCATCGGTGTAGCACCACCCGGCTGCACCGATGGCACAACTGATTGACCAGAAGTACCAACAGATTGCTGAACTGGAGCCACCGCCGCTTTACTAAACAATCTCCCCGCGTCCTCTTCCCATGCTTCAGCAAACCTTTGTGATACATAATCCTGATCTAAAGTCAATCCCATTTCAGTAGCATCCACCACCATCTGTTTAAACATCAACCGGCTCAATTCAGACGTTCTCTTGTCCTTTGGTTTAACATTAACGAACCAAGTATAACGGGCCTTTTTCAATTCAGACGGTGACACAACCACCAAGCGAACCGGATAACCCAACTCCGCTTTTAAAACCTTTTCCTCATCAGCTACATTCTGTGGAGTAACCTTCTGTTCACTGGCCACCACAAACCGCCGCCCCATACCTTCGCCCTTAATCATTCTCTCACGTGAAACCGTCCGATACTTATTTTTAATAACATCACGAGCTTCATCCATCTCACTATCAACCGGCTCAAACCAATTCTTTAATATATTCATTAAACGAAGCTCTGCCAATTTCTGTTCCAATAAAGACGGACCGAGAACTACCAAACCCATCATAATCTTGGCTTGACGCTGTAACTCCATAATCTGGGTAGCAGTCGGGTCTCCCTTCTCACCCTGTCCAGTAAAGGTCTGTGACACTGACTGCTCGTCAACCGACCTTTTAATGAAATCAATCATGTTAAACTCACCAATCGTCATACCTTGCGTTTCATGGTCCGACACTGGGACTAACGTGCCGGGAGCAATACCCATTGTAATCCTACCAGCATCCAACACCTTAGATGTTACCACCTGCCCCGATACATTCAAGTATGGTGGCTTGTAACTCTTCTGGTCTTTTAAAAGAGCCAATTTCACCATTTCATCAAACAACCCCACATTGGCCTTAACTGTGGCTACGAAACTTCTACCGTAGGCAAAACTCTCTCGTATTGGTTCAAAATTCTGCTGACAAACATTATAACTGTCATACCCCCAAGGGAAAGGAAAACCCAACACGGGGAGCATAGGTACTCCGTTCAAGATAACCTGATACTCCATTCCATCAATAGACGAATACTTAATCACCTCAACCCTGTCCTGCCCAACATCATTTAAACGCCAAGCATTATTAACCATCATCATTCCGAGGTCAGAACCACTAAACTGTCTACGCGCCTTGGACACAAATTGAAACATTTCAAACCCTCCATAGATTCGCTGTGCCTCTCCATAAGAGATGTCCTTGACGGTAAAAAAGTACGGTTGCTTCTTAAAATTATACTGGGAAATGTCACCAAGATACATTGACATCATGGAGATGTTATTATGTTCAGCTAATTTAATCTTGTCCTCTTTCTTCAACCACTTTACGCCCCGAAATTGACCCTCATATTTCTTTGTTAGTAGGGTTTTTTCAATGGAAGCCATCTCATTCCAAACATCTTCAACGAATAGCGACCCATGTTTTAACAATTCATATTGACGCAACATTTTCTTTTCCTCATCACCCTCCAACTCATAAGTCTTATCAATAACATCCTCAATGGCATTCCCCAGAGTGGACACCAAGATGTCTTGCTCATCAAAAGCCAGAACATCAGGCGACAAATTGAACCCCTGCAAATAGGACAAGATTGACATCATCTTTTTACGAACCGCGCCAGATTGATAAGTAATGTCGCCCTTATTCTCTTTAGGTTTAATAAAAGTATTGGCCCACTGCTCATTATCCAGCCAATACTGTTCAAGTGATAACCCATCAAACTCTGTCTTGATGTCATCACGCTGACGCTTGGCGAACTCAAGTCGGGTTTGTAGTCGTTTCAAATACTCCATCTCCTCTGAAGTATAATTTGGATTATCAATATTTTTCTGCTCTTCCATTAGTTCTGATTCATTTAGCATATTTTTTAATTAAAAAACCAGCGAAAAAACATTGTTAACAACCTAATCTATATTTCCGGGAACATAGCCCGAGGGTCAAAATCATTATTCTCACGGCTGATGAAAAAATCATCATCAGCATATTTATATTTTTTAATTGGCATAGCAGGCAATACCTGCCCCTCACTCACTGCCCAATAGCGCATCATATCAGAAGCATGCGAATTTATATCATGCACTGGAGCGTTTTTATAAACTCCTCGCTTGCTGTCAAACTCCTTGTGATATCGGCGCAACCTCCGCAACAATAGATCACACTTTATCCTATCAAACCAGAGGGTGGGAAACTTCATCCTCAAAGCATTAATGCCATTCTCAACTCCGATGTCGGGGACTATCAAATACTGAACCCCGTTGGCCAAAGCGATTTCCCATCTCTCCTTGCCAGTCCCCAACTCACGAACCCTAATATCGTGGGGCGCGTGGTGCGAAGCATACCGGTATGATTTGGCCCGCATTCTTTCAATGGCCACCCCCAAACTCTCACCATCAAATTCATCATAATCAATCACTCTCCACTGCCGCCCTGACACTTGAAAATAACCAATGCAGAATGAATCACCGATACCCAGATCACACCACGTGTGGACAGGCAGAACATCATCATACGGTAAATCAATCATGTGCCCATCCCTTTCTATCGCTTCCAACTGCTGACGGAAGTAAGAACCCTCAACACCGTAACCTTTCCAATTACCGAGCCGCCACGCTTCCCACAATTCATAGTCAAGTACTTTCAAACTCTCAAGATACTTCAGATAGTTCGGGTCAGAATCCATTAAGAGAGGATTATCTTCAAGTTTAGCTGGGATAAAAACTAAAGTCTTTCCTTCAGGTGTAATTTTAGAATAAATTTTATCAAAGTCAGGAACATCAGGCACTCCCCAACGTTTCTGTATCCATTCTAATCCAGGTTCGTCTGGGTTAGTGGTGCAAAATACTTGTGGCTTAATATCAATATTGCTGGAACGGTTAGAACCGATAAGACGGATGTAATCTTTCTCTCTTGGTATTTGGCTCAATTCCTCAATAACAATTTTTTGATATTCTGCTCCTTGATATTTTGTGTAAGCATTTTCATCGTTCAAATGGCCTGTCCGTATTTTCCCGCCCTTAGGAAATCTTATCTCGGCAGGATTGCCAACGACTTCAGCTCCAACCACTTTATACATTATCCTTGCTCTATCAATCCAATCTTTTAAGTCATCAGCATTTTTACGGATTACCAAAGCTCGGTAATATGGTTTATCAATATCATAAAGCAACCAAGCCATACCCGCCTCCGTTTTCCCCCCGCCCCTGGCCCCGCCATAAAGTATCTCATCTTCAATTCTTGCTAATGCTATCGCTTGCTTCTCTTGTGGTTGCCAAGCTACTTTTATGTTCCTTGGTATTTCCAACATTTTTGTTTGGTAAAATTATAAGGCCTTCAATTTTTTCACCTCCGCTTGTTAAATCTGTTTTAGCTATCGCTTGCCCATACTTTCGATCCAGATCATCTTTATAATATCTATAATCTCCCCCTAACGCTTCCGATAATCCCATACCAATTAACATATTTTCAATTTCTTCTGGGGTCTTGTTATTCTTTTTTCCCAATTCAATTAAAGCTTCACGACGGATAGTGTCATAATTGCGTGTTCCTACTGGTTTGCCCCCTGGGTTAGGCGAAGGGTCTCCCTTTTTCCAAAGTATTAAATTTTTTAATCTTTTATCTGTAGTTTTCTCTGTGATATTAATTTTTCCATTCAATTTCTTGTCCATATATCTTTAATTTTAAATGTTTCTTATCCATCAATCAAACAAAAAAAGCCACCCTCAATTATCAATACCATTAAGAATAACTTTTCTGTTTTCAAAATTAAAAATTGTCATTAATTCTTTATACTCTTTTTTAACCTAATGTCAAGAGCAAAATAGTTTTTTCTCAAAAAACTATCTAAATTTACCACTCATTTTACCCTTCAAAATTACCCTCAAGAACAGGTGAAAAACAAACCCTAAAACCACCTCAAAAACCACCTCAAATTTACCCTCAAAAACAAATCCAAATTTACCCTCAAAACCAGCGCGTAAGCCTACAACAGCTAAATATCAGTTTGGCAGTTTGGCACAGTTTGGCAAACCAAACTGCCAAACTGAATTGACGCAGGCACAGCTTGAAGAAAAGGACTTTTACTATCAAAAAGAAATATCAGTTTGGGAAATTCCC